ACATAACCGCTGAGGTCTATCGAAGTCGTACCGATAAGAATGAAATCTTGGTCGGTTTCAGAGTACACATATTCGCTGTATTGGTCAGAGCCACTACCGCTGGGTCCGATAAGGTACAATACAGATGTACTTGGACTTGTCACATCAGACAGACTTGCATACACTTCATAGTGGAAGTTGGTAAGACCTGCAATAAGACTATTCACCTCCGTTTGTGTATATGTCTCTGATTTTGTATAGTAATTTACAAGGTCATCAACCGTATTGGTGATAAAATCAGCGATTAGCGCATCAACTTCGCTTTTGGTGTAATAGTTGGTAGGATCGAGACCACCGCCCATTGGTATTGGAAATATCCTGCTATTGCTCATATCTATTGTCTTTTGTTAAATAATAAAAGCCCCCAATCAATGGAAATGATCAGGGGCTGTGAAACTTTGCCTTACATCGGCAAATATACTCAATTATTGTATTTCAGGGAAGTTGAAAGTACCTCTCAAGATTACCTCAACAGGTTCGCTTTCACCTGTAGGTGTCATATTACATTTGATTTCCACAAGATGCTCGCCAACAGGCACTGCTGTCTCGTCCAAGATTTCAAACTCTATCGCAAAATAGCAGTAGTCTTGGTATTCCTCAAGGTCTGTGTTAATGATACATCCATCCATATATGCATTTTCATCTAGATACTCACCAATACCGTCAACCCTGAACAACTCGCTATTTGAAGAAGTGTACTGCTCGTACGGATACTCCGACTTCAATATCTTGCAGTTTTGCGTATAGAAAGTTCCATACTCTTCTGTTACTGTCACATCACCCAATTCGATCACATTTCCCTGCGGTTCGGGCTGTTCACCGTTTTCTACAGGAATGGGAACGATCACCTTATCCTGTACGCCTTCGGGCATATACTTTGAAAATGTGCCGTTTAATATCTCGTTGTATGTCATATTTATCTTTGTATTAGTTAGTTATTTTCAATTATTTCACCTGTTGTTGGGTTGTAATAGACCCTAGTCCAATTTAAAGATACTCCGTTCACATTTGATGAGATTGCATTGCCCTGAGCAAGATAAACAGTGCCAGTTGACGTAACACCTTCAGTGAATCTGCTTTGGGTAAATGTGCCTGTTGATGTCCAATAGGGTAACCAAATCTCGGTAAGATTGGTACAACCTGCAAAGAAAGTACCGAACGGTGCAGTAGCAATACCACTACTAGTCAAACGGTTTATAACAATACCTGAATTGAAACTTATCTTACAGGATTGCAGATAGGTGTTTGGTACATTAGTAGAATGACCGAACAATGAAGCAATGACACATTTGTTTGGTTTAGTTAGATTTATCTGTTCAACCTTTGTAATATTATCAAAAGTCAAATCGGCCTTACGCACCTTCAGAAATGAAAATCCCTCACCTGTTGATGAATTTGAACCATACTTCAGTAAAAATCTCATAGTTGTATTCTTAGGCATTTCCGTCATCGTATCAAAAGTGTCTTTGTCCCAAATGCTCAGTAAGTTGCCGCTCATATCAAGCAACCCTGTGCTTTGGAAATAGTATTGTGACAAAACACCTCCAACACTCTCGATTTCCCAAGTTCCTGTTCCTCTCAGCCATACCTTCTCGTTTGGTTGCAGAACAATAGAGTCACAAATTCCGTTCTCGTCAGCTGTCAGGTTCATCACCGTCCAATTCTCGCCGTCCTTTATGTATTCGCAGGTAATCTCATAGGTTGGCTCACCCTGTTTCTCCAAGGTGATTGTGTTATTCACAGCCTCAACATTTTGGAAGCACAGGTAGTTCCTGTCAACAGTAGGTGTTGGTGTAGGGGGTACAGGAGGGTCAGGTGGTACAGGAGGGTCAACAGGTATCGGCACTATGATAGGGGCGTTTGCAGCACCACCATTAGGTGAATACTTACCGAATGTTGATCCTAATATATCTTCGTATGTCATCTTTAATCAATTTGTTTATAGTATTTATTATTTGCGTTCAAGCCGCTTTCTATGAATTCTCTAATGATCATTGGATTGGTGTTCTGATTCATCTTGTTTCCACGCCATAAAACCGTCCTTTCGCACACATACTCATATTTACAACCTTCATTGAAAGAACTTTCTTCAGCAGCACTTTCTATCAAACCTAACTCTTCTTTGGCAATCAACAGGTAGTCCCTATTGCATTTGCCGCAGTTGGTAGGCTTGTAACTAATACCCAAAACGGTCAGAATGGCGTATATCTGCTTCTTCTGCTTGTTCGGGTTCTTGATTTGTTGTACAACATCCCTCAACTCTTCAGTGGAATAGTTACTGTAGTCAATGATCTTATCCATATATATCTTTCTTTGTTAAATAATAGCAAAATAAATCCGGAGTTGTCCTAAGGAATGGTTAAAATCACTATATTTGAACTATGAAAAATTGTCAAAATTTAAAAGGTGTAATGAATAAACAGAAAATTTATAGGGTGTATATCCATACCACACCTGACGGTATGGTGTATGTCGGTGTGACAAAGAATATTAAGTACAGATGGAGACCAAGTGCTTATAAAAGAACAGCACTCGAACCTTACATTAACGAGTTCGGTTGGAGAAACATCAAACACGAAGTGATATATACCTGTGAAGACCGTACTGAGGCTTTTGAGGTTGAAGGTGATATGATTGATTACTATGACGATAAAGGCGTTCTTATAAACAAAGTAAGGTCAGGGTTGTTATGTACCACAAACAGGCAGGAATATGACAAACAATATCGTGATGAACATAAAAATGAGATTTCTGAATGGCATAAACAATACTATAAATACCATAAGGAAGAGCGGACTGCTTATAAGCGTCAATACCGCTTAAAAATGAAACAATCCCAAAGCGATAACCTTGGGATTGCCTCATAGTGTCCTTATTAAAGGTTAGATTAGTCAGCGCAGTTATCTGTGATAGTACCCATATAGGTTTCAGTGTCAACCGTACCTTCAGTTTGGTGAACCAAGAACAGTGACGATTGGGGTACATTCTCCTCAGTGAGGGTTATAGCCCAACCAGAGTCGGTATCTTCAGAGTATTTCTCACATACCATAGCAGAAGCAACCAAGCCCTTTTTGAGTCCCATAATTTGCATCTTGCCTTTTCCGTCAGAACCTTGATAGTCGTTGTTAAGTACGAATACAAAGCGTCCGTTGGCCAAAGAATCCAGTACCAAGGAAGCGGCAGGACTGTTATCGGGAACGATGAAGCTCAAAGTGTTGGTGAATTTGTTTTGGGTCGTACCTTCAGTCATTTCAACCTGAGTTCCTGCGAAAGGTTGTTTTCCAAGTTGTTGTACAGCATAGCCTGTGTAAGCTACACCATTGTTTTCCTTCATCACAATTTGGGTATAGATGTTCGGGTTTGTAGAGTCTTTTGCTGCCTCAGTTGCAACCAAGTCAACTTCAGAGCGGTTGAATATCCAACCGATAGCGTCAATGCCTGTAAAAATAGGATTATCACAAGACCCTACTACGCAATCGGTGATTAATTTCTCACATAATGATGCCATTGTATATCAATATTTTACTTGTTATTCTTCACAATTTCCCATCAGGGCGACTGTTACAGCCGCCCATCAGGTATGTTGTTGTTATTCAGCAGCCAAAAGTACGGATACTGATTTCAATTTGCCGATACCGCCACCTGCGCAGATTTCAGCTCTGTAGCAGTCAACATTGGTGCGACCTTCGTGCCAGGTGTACATTTCAGGATTCAAAATGTTATCCCCAACGATCATATATTCATCGGGCAGGAAGGCAACAGCCTTATAGGTGTCCGATAACCATTTGGTTTCGATTATTCTGTCAACGCCAAGTTCGTCTGAAAGTTGCTCCAAACTCATATAGACAGGAGTGCTTGTTGAGGAAGCCTGAACTCTGCGAAGAGAGTTAGCCGTTGCTTTGCTCATCAAAGCGTAAACTTTCTTGTTATCAGGATTTTCCAAAGCGGCAACCATAGCAACCATATCGTCTTTCAGGAAGCCACCTTCAGTCTCGGTTGCAACTGAGTGCCAAGCGTCAGCAGCAGCAACTGCGAGGGGTTCAAAGGTTGAGATTTTGTAGTCAGAGTCGTTTGCTCTACCGTCCCCTTCAACAATACATTTCTTGATTTCAACGATAACCTGTGACATAAGTTCCTTTACAACATAAGCAACCAGTGAGTTGTCATCATCCCAAACGGTCTTTCTATCGATCTCTTGCAACTTGTAGATGAATTGGGTGTCAATGAGCTTGCTCGACAGGGTGATGGATTGTGCAGCCTTGGTGTCACCTTTTTTGTGACCTTTTGCTCTCGAAGTTTCGAGTTCCTGAGCAGTACCGTTCCATCTTACATAGAAGCGTTTGCTTCCTGTGAAGTTCAGGTCTTTCAAAAAGTCTGCTTCTTTATCCCAAATGTCTGAGATATAGCCTTTTACAACGGTTGGAAGATAAGCTTCCTCACTGCCTTCTGCAAATTCAACACCATTTTGAAGCATTACATTGTTCCAATTGGTACGGAATTCTTCACCGTTCTTTGAGTTTCTGATAGCCTCTGCGAATGCGTGAACAGCGTTAGTGGTTTTTAAAAATTCGTTTCTTTCCATAACTATTTCAGTTTCTTCTTTTTGTGCATCAGTGTCTTTGTCTTGTTGGAGTTTTTCACTGATTGCAGTTATTGTTTCATTCAGGTTTTCCAATTTTTCCTTGAGTTCGTTGATTTCCTGATCATTGCTTTCGGTATCTTCAGCCTCAGTTAAAAGGTTCAGCATATCAGTCAAGCCATCGATCGATTTTTGAATGATAGCTCTGTCTTCATCTGAAAAACCGTTGGTTAACAGCAAATCATTTTTCTCAGCAATTTGGTTCTGAATGTATTGTTTGAAAATCTCGGTTTTCATAACTTACATTGATTTAATATTTGCTTATTTTTCTGAAATAATAAAGGCGCACTCGTAGGAATGCGCCATATATATCTGTAATACAGTTAGTTTTGTGCTACAAAAGTATAAGTTTGCTTCTTTTGACCTCATTTACAGCCTCTTCAACCTCCTGATCAGTAGATTCTGTCAAACTATTCTTCCACTCCTGATAGCCTTTCAGCACATTGGCAACGCTGAACAGACTGTCCCAATCAGCTGGCACAGACACCACAGCCACTGCCGTAAGTACGAAATTCTTGATGTAGAATCCGTTTTCAGTCTCAACAAGCCCGCTGTAGCCGTCCTTAACGAAACCTTCAGTACTGAAACTCTTTATGTCACCGCTTAGGATGTTGGGTATAATCATCTCATCAGCAATCTTCACATTCCTGTTGATGTGGGCTTGCATAAACAGACCGTCATCCCTTCTCTCTATTGAGTCTATACCTCCGATTATGGTTGTGGTATGCTCATAGTTCAAAGCGGGCTTCATCTTACCCTCATCATAAAGGTTGAAAAAGTAGTCGAATGACCTTGAATCCACAATCTGATCATTGAGGTTGGTCGTATTGAAATGACAGCAGTAGCCCTCAATATTCAACCTTCCGTCACCCTCAAAGGCGTTCTGTATATCGTATGTATTGGTAATGATTAACTCTTCCATAACTCTAAACTTTTAAATACAATTCTTTTATGTCATTGTAAACTCTCGCAAGTTCCTCACTAACATCAACACCGCTCTCGCCAAGGCTCTTCAATAAGTCAACATAAGACTGCTTTTCACCGCACATATCGCTCAGCGAACGGTCAAGTCCGCTCACATTGTAGATATGATATGTAAGTGCCGCCTTTGGTATCATCTCACCGCTGGCTGTCACCAAAGCCTGACCCAACTTGAGGATTATCTCAGCGTAACCCCTGACGGTGGTCTCGTAGAAGTACAACCTTGCACCATTAACATTGTCGTAGGTCGAATTGCCTATGATCAAATCCACAGGTATCTGCAAATAGTTCAAAATCCACTTGAAGGCGGCTATGATGTTCTCCCTGAACTCCAAGTCCTTAACCTTCAGGTCTATCGTCTGAACATTGATGGAACTCTTAGCTAAGAAATACTTCAGCTGATCATCGCTCCATCCGTATTCCTTGCTCATTGCCTTAGCGAGATTATCCTTGAACTCAGGGTTGGCAGGAATAGCATCACCTGAGATGATAGGCAGCACACCCAACGTACCCGAACTCTCAACAAGGTTGTTGCATAGTGTGTCAAGCAACTCAATCTGAGGTCTCAGCAAGTCCATAGGTGCTTGTCTTTTTGATTGGTACAGAGGTGAATAGTAAACCACAACATTCTTGTTTATAATCGCTCTGTTAGCATCAAACCTCAACTGATTGGTCTTTGGTATCCAATAGTTATGGTCTTTGTCCCAAGCGATGGCTATATAACCCTTGAACAGGTATTGGTTGAGTAACAGCGTTGTGTTGTTGTCTAGGAATGAGGCAATACCGCTTACGGTGATTTTCCCCTTCTCCTTTACAGCCTCATAGCTCACATTGCTCATACCGCTATACAGCGTATTGAGGGCTGAATAAATGTACATCTGAGCGAAAGGCTTCATACCTGTCTTTTTGCCGAACACCTTGTCCCATCCGCACTCGCAGCGTGGCATAAGTATGTCCGAATTAGACACCTTGTTGATTTCAATGCTGTTCTTCTTCCGCAAACCGTCAAAGATTCCCATAACTATCTGTTTTTCTTTAATAATATGCTGTCAAGCACCTCTTTCCTCGTATAAGAAGCGTACTGCTCAGCCAACAGGCTTATGTCGCCCACCTTCTGAACGCCAGCAACATTGATATTTTTGACTTGGAAGGTTACACCCACCCTGATAGCGTCCATTTCAGACAGCCTGTCGCAGCGTTTCCTAAGTGAGTCAATGACCAACTCCTTTTGGGACAGATCATTCTTCAGACGGCTTATTTTAGCCTTTCTCGCACCTGCCACAATGCCTATGATGATATAGCTTATGATCAGGATAGCCATAACCGCCAATTTAATCCACTTTGTCACTTTCGTCATTCTTGATGCTGATTTCAGTGTTATTATGCTTTATCTGAGCGTCAACGCCCTTGTCAATGGCTTTCATAACAGTCCATAGTGCTGCGAAAGCGAACAGCTCGCCAGTGGCGATGAATATGGACTTGTCTATTACAAAGATTGGAGGTGTTAGCGCTCCCCCTATAAGTAGCGCAATGCTTATTCCAAGACAAACCCAAAACGGTACATTGCCCATTGTTGCAGATTTCAGTCTCTCGCCCATTGCTTTTGATTTGCAAAAGTTATAATTTATACGACAGTTCATTGAAGATTAGGTCGTTACGCTTAACCTTCTTTATGTCAATCTCCAACTTTTCACAATCTCTCAACAGAAATGAAGTCCCAATCTCCCAATGCGTTGAGGCTATATCCCTGACCTGCGAGAATGCGGGGTCTGTGCTGTGTTCATCATTCTTGATAACTGAGGAATACCTAGTCAGCCTTATCTTATCGTAAATGAGGTATGCAAAGGTAAGGTGGTACAAAGCCTGCTTCAGTCCGTCAGCAGCCTCCAAAACATCCTCGTATTGCGTTGGGTTCTCAATGATGTCGCTGAGAAGTTCCTTTAGGTAAGGGTACAGGAAATACTGCTCAACCGTATTAACGGCAAACTCAACCTCTGCTGAGGTTATGTCATCCGACACTGGCAGTCCGCAGTTGAAGAACTCATCCGTTGTGATAATGTGATACATCTCTATCTTTCTTTTGTTAAATAATAGTAACAGTATTATTTCAAAAATACTGTATGGCTAATAATAACAGGCAACTTACAATATCAAAAAAGTACCTCAAGTTTTTCATCAAGAACAACGAATCCCGATGGGTGATAGTTCAAGGCGGTCGTAGAAGCGGAAAATCGTACTCAATAATACAATGGCTATGGTTTTTAGCGAGTGCCACACCTAATACGGATATTCTGATGGTGGCTGCCAGTTTCCCCGCACTCCAACTACTTATTGCCGACTTCCAAAGGGCTACAGGACTCAATGTTGAGGGTAGTACGATATACGGTTACAACAGGACTCTCAGCAATGGCTCAAGGTTCATCTTCAAGTCATTTGACGACTATACTAAAGCGCAAGGTACGATGGCTCACTATATGTTCATTGACGAAACCCTCAATGTTCCTATAGACATTATCACAACATTAAGTATGGGTATCTCCAAACAGATTTTTGCAGCGTACAACCCTACAAAGACATCACACATAGACACATACATACTACCCGACAAGTCAAACTACCTTTGCACCACTTGGAAGGATAACGACTACCTGACTGACGAACAGAAAGAAGAATTTGAAGGTATCAGGGAACGAGCTATGAAGCCTACTGCAACCATTATGGATCAGTATTACTACCAAGTGTATTATCTTGGCAATTTCTCTGAAATGTCCGGTAAGGTGTTTAATCTCGTATATACCTGCACTGATCAGGAGTATGAAAAGATACCTGCAAGGGAGATATACGGCTTAGATTTTGGATTGGTGGAGAGCAAGGATATGACCACATTGGTAGGTTGCAAGGTGCATAACAACTGTATGTATCTAAAAGAATACCTGTATGATAACGGTTCATTGTACAACGACAGAAAATTGGCTTTTGCGCTTCACGACTTAGGTATCAACGAATACACAGATATAGTTGCCGACTACGGTGGTATGGGTAAGACGAGAATAACAAATTTGGTGACCGCTCAGGACGGTGAGTGGACTGAGCCTGAGATATGTCACGGCTTCTCAGTGAGCAACGCAAAGAAGGGGAAGATTATTGATGGCATCCAAAAAATGCTCAATTATGATAAGATTTTCGTAACTGAATCATCTATCAACCTAAGGGCTGAATTGGATGGTTACGAGTTGAAGCCTTCGGGTGAGCCGACAGGCAAAGACCACGCCATTGACGCTGCTAGATATGCCGTCAACTCGTACAGTATGTTCTGCTACTAAAAAAACACATTCCTTTTTGTATTACTAATTGTTGATAACTTTTTTTTGAATGTTTGCCAATTTGTTTGAGAATGATCAGTATCTTTGCATCTTCTTGATGGTGCAAAGTTAAGGCAACTTTATTTTATAAACAAATGAAAATCAATTATTTTTAATAAAAAATAAGGAGGATAAAATGACGTTTTGCAAGGGTAAAAGCCACTTTTGTAAGGCTAAACGAATATTATGAATGCGAATATTGAACAATTTGTAATCCAAACACTTATGAAAAACAGACCACCCTGAAATGCTGTTAAAACCGCAGAAATCGGACAAAATGTTACACAAAAGTTACACAATTTAAATTATTGGAAATGAAAGAGAAAGACACAATTATAACGAAAAGGTACTCCAATGTTGTTTTGGAGATAAGGACTGACAGGTCGTACAGGATGAAGGACGGCTCGTACAAGATAATACTGAGGGCTTACCACAACCGCAGGTATGCCAATATAAGCACAGGACACCACACCACAGATGAAGGGATAGACGCTGACACCTACGAGGCACTTGACACTATGCTTAGAAGGGTGTTCGACAGATGCAGACCGCTTATAGACGAAGGCTCTTTTTCGCTTGATGTGGTGAAGGGTTTTGTCAGTGACCGTACAATATGCTCAACCACCCTCAACGAACTTGTCAGGGAGCGTATAAACAGGATGGAGGGTAACGGACAGTTGGGTACTGTGACCCATTGGAAGGGTATGCTGAAGAAACTTGACGACAGTTGCGGACAGATACGCCTCAGTGATGTCAACAGCGTAAGGCTGAAGCCTATGGTGGAAGCGATAAGGTCAAACAGCAAGGCTACACAGGAGATATACTTAAACGACCTGAGAGCGGTTATAAATGAAGCGATATACAAGGAATATCTGAAGCCAAGCCAAAACCCTTTCAAGATTAGTAGGTATGATACTAGTGACACCAAGATAGTGATACCAAAGGGCAGGAAAAGGACTGAGATGTACCTAACACAGGAAGAGATGAGGAAGATATACGAATACCACAGGGAGAAACCGTCAAAGGCTACAGGTATGTTTCTTCTGAGTTACCTTTTGGGAGGTATGAACTACGCTGATATGCTGAGATTGCGGTTTGATGATCATTGGAAGAATACTAATGGCAGAGAACTCGCATTCATAAGAAAAAAGACAGAGAGGGTTAATTCATTCACAGTAAGGTTAGCCGTCACCGATAAGGTTAGGGAGATTATGGATTCTATTGGTATTGATGACAGTGAAGGCAATTTCCTGTTTCCGCAAATATATAGCGACAATGATCAGCAGATGTACGATAACATATTGTCTGAGCGGTACAGGAGGGGAGTACAGTTAAAGAGGATATGCCGAAGGATAGGGATAGGGAAGGACATAAGCCCGACATACGCTAGACATTCATTCGCCACCATAGCCAACAGACTGCAACTGCCTTATAGTTGGATAGAGTACGCTATGGCACATTCAAACCAAAACATAAGCAGCCACTATATGGGAGGCTATTCCACTGATCAGTTGTTTGAATTTACTGAAAAGTTACTGTAAATGTTAGACAATTCATACCTACCCTTAATTACAACACCGTAACTCATAAGTAGTTGCGGTGTTTCTTTTGCTTTTGTAGGACAAAAGTAAATGCTTGATTTTTTTTGACTAATGATCATATTTATATAGAGAATAATTGAATCAATATATAGATGAATGACAGATATTTTAAGTAATGATTATTATCAGTATGTACGCAAACAACAGGAACATCTTCCTTCAGACCAATCCCAGTGGACTAAGGAAGACCACATAAAAAGCAATATGAAAATGGTTGTGGCACTGGCCAAACAATACCACAAAAAAACAGGACTGCCCCTTGAAGAACTGATCGGTGAGGGTAATTTAGGTCTTGTGACCGCTTGGGACAAATACCGACCCCAAACAGGGGCAAAATTCTCCTCTGTAGCATACTTTTGGATTAGAGCAGGTATATTGTCATACATCAAGAAAAACACCGTTGTAGGCGACAAAATGTCTATTGAGGAATATAAGGAAATGTATGATGATGATATGCAGCTGGTATATGACGATGACCCTCTCAAGGAAGATAACGCAAAATGGGTAGAGAAGGCTTTTGAGGGGCTTACAAACAGGGATGAACAGTTGATCCGTCAATATTTTGGGATTGGCTGCAAACGCAAAACACTCACCTCAATGAACAGGGGGGCTAAGGAACGCAATGTTCTCGCTCTAAAGAAGCGTATTTACAAAGCGATTGATAGAATCCGTCAGAATTGTTTAAAATACGGAATAAGCGAATCTGAATTTCGTTTTTAGTCCTTTAACTGGTCCTTTATCTGATTAAGGGCAAGACTTACATCAATGACATCTGAGGTGGTTATGTTCGTATCCACCTTCTTTTGACTTACATAGTCAGCCTTGCAGTTGAGGAAAAACTGAATCATCTTGGTGTCGCCTTTTGCGATGTTCTCAAACATCTTACTTTCAACCCATTGCACAGTTTTATTCTTGATACTTTTTATATGTTCCTCAAAATCAGCATCTTCCTTTCTCCATTTATCCAATCTGTTAAACGGCAGACCCATTGAGGTATATGTCTGAT